TTCACGGCGAGGCAACCAATAATCCTCAAGCATAGTCATATACTTGCGGTCGTCTTTTACTTCACCTGTAGTCGCATCATAGACAACACGATTCTTATGGCGAACCATCATATCACGCAGATACTGTTCTGCCTTTACCTTAGGTAAGTTACCAACGTCGATATAGAAGATACGGCGTTCCGGTGCTCTTGAGATACGATAGATGACAGTCGCATCTTCAAGCATTCTTAACTGATTGAGTGGTTTGATTGCTTTTTGAATATAGGAATAAACCATCTGGTTATTCTTATCCATCAATCCAGATGTAATATGCAAGATAGAATCTGTTGAGATTCTCAAACCACCTGTTGCATTGTTGTCTTGTGCAATACCTGCATTACCTACCTGAATATTGAAAGCACGGTCGTTGTAAACATAATACTCACGCTTGATTTGCTGAGTGACAACAGGACCTTTAGGTGTTTTCTTTACTTCACGCACTTTACGAATTTTGCGTGGGTCTAGGTAACGTAATTCTTTGATCCCATCTCGTGGGTTCTTTTCATCGATAATGATATGGTAGAACATGCGTCCATCAACATACCATCTCTTGAATAATTCATATGCTTCTGTTTGAAAAGAAAGCAAGTCAAGAATATTATCAAATTCTTCTCGAATCTTATTCTTGACAGGATCACCATATTGAGTTATCTTATCTAAATTAATCTGAACTACATCATCTGCATCTGTGTCGATTGCTTCATTGACGATATCATCAATAGCCATCTCAAGTTCAGGTTGTAGTGAAATTTCTCTGTATTTTGCGACTAGTTCTGCTTCTGTTCTAGCAGTGCCGTCAAGATCAATATAGGTGCCATAAGCACCACCTGCCGCAACAATAACCGCACCATCATCCTTAATCTCTGGGGTAAAGGATTCTAGCGGTTCTTCATTTTTACGTTTGATCTCGAAACCGAAAAGTTGAACCATAATTTATTTTTCCTTAAAAAAGAGAGCCATCTTTATTTATGATGGCTCTCTTCTAAGTATTTCAAATATTAAGCAATAACGCCAGTTGTTGTCGGACCTGAGACAACAAAGTAGTCATACTGGAATTGAACTTGGAATTCTTCGATCTGGTCGTTAGCATTCCAATCAAGATCAATAGTTGAAACTGTTTCTGGGAATACGCCAGCAAGAGAATATGATCTAAGCACATTACCTTGCTTGCCAAACTGAGTAACAGTACCAACGCTCTTATACAATCTTTCTTCAGGCAAGTTGCCGTCTCTTAGATTGCCAACATGAGTATTGATTCTTTGATTCCAAACTTCAAGAGCATTTCTAATTCTGAAGTCTTCATCGTTCATTACTGTGATAGTCCAAGGATCATAAGTACGATCCCCAGCAATTTTTACTTTACGTCCAAAATATGGAATCTGAATAAGACCGAGATTAGACGCAGGAATTTGTGTAGCACGAGCCATAAACTGTAAAGTAGATAGATCGCCGACAATGCCCGGAGGCATTGTCAGGATTACTTGGAACAGTGTAGGGCGAGCGCCACCAAATCTCATAGCTCCTTTGATTTCATCAATACTGAAAGCCATTTGTTATCTCCCCCTTAGAATTTGCCGACAATTTCATCAAAGTTAACACCAGTGCGGACAGCAATGAAGTTAAGCTGGATGAAGTTGATTGAACGAGCTGGTTTAATATAGATATCGCCCCAGAATTCATTGCGGTCAATTCTTTCAGGTGTGTTATTTGTATCATCACAGATAACTCTGAAGTCATAGATACCACGGCGACCCTTAACATCACGTAGATAAGGCTCTACGAGATTGCGGAACTGTGCTCTTGTATATTCATCGTTTAATTCGAATAGTGAAGACTTAGCAGCGATTGCAATTGCCTTCTCGAGAACAATGAATAGACGACGAACATTGATACGGTCAAATGCTGATGGTCTTGCAAGCAATGTCTTGTCGCCATAAAGGATAACACCATTACCTGGGAAGTTAACAACAGGATTTACACCAGCCTTATACAATTCATCACGGTTGCCCTTGTTTGGATTGTATGCAAGCTTAACAACATTCTTGATGTTGCCACGATTGAAACCAGCAGGTGAGAACCAAGGATCACGAAGATCATCTGTTCTTACAACTGTTCCTGCAACGTCACCATTCAACGGAATATAACGATAAGCATCATTGTATTTGTCATACTGATATTTATAACCAGAATCGAGAACCGCATATGAAGTTGAGCGAAGAGCATTACGGAATGTTGTAATGCTGTTTAGTTCTGAACCAATGTTATTAACAACATTTTCTTGCTTCGGTGAACAGAAAACAACACAATCTTTACGATATTCAGCAATGTTGTCAATTAGATAATTTGCAAGACCTTCGCCAGAAGTACCGAACTGTGACTTACCTGTTAGGATAAGAGAAACATCGATATCTTCTGCGCTCTTAAAATCATCATAACCAATAGCATAGTTGGCAAGTGTTGCAGTTGTTTCAGTAATACCATCGTTACCGCCACGGAATGACTGAGTATATGGTACTGTACCGATTGAAGCAATATTGACTGCTGTGTTTACAGAATAACCAGAGCGATGATTTGCCCAATAGACATACTGTGATGCTTGGTTTAGGAAGTCTTTGTAGTAGATTGAACCACCTTGTTCACCCTTAGCATCTGTTGCTCTTGAAAGACCAGCAAATACTTCTAGGACTTGGTTGTTTGAACCTGTGAATAGACCATCTTCGTCAACCACAACCACATGCAATTCATCAACAGCTGTTGAACCTACGCTAGATGCATAACCAGATGTTCCTGGCGCACGATCTACTCTATTGAAGAATTCCCAATAGCGTGTTGGACCAGTTGTTGAGTTTGCAGTTGCAGAAACTGCTTGACCAAGGTTGTATGTTGTAGCAAAACTTAGTGTAACATTTGCTGTGTATACTGTTGAGTTTGCGCTCAATGATGGTGAAGAAACAGCTGTAACTTTTAAATACTGTGTGCCTGTTGTTGAGTTACCAGCAGCAATATAATCGCCGACTGTTAACTGATTTGACCAAGTATTTGCACCAGTGTTTGCAATTGTATTTGAAGTAGCACTTGTCATAACCAATGTAGCTGTATTGCTATTGATTGTATATGTAAGTGTTGCTGTCAAATCTGAGTTTGCTGTCAGTAGAGACTGTGAATATGCATTAGCAGAATCACAAACAGAAACCTTCAATGAGGCGCCGAGAACACCAGCATAGCGTGCATAATAGATTGCATTTGCATCTGGTGTAATAGTATCATAGTGGTCACGATTTCTGATTAGGGTATTTGCAACTGCTACAGAACTGTTTGAACCCGCATAGGAGTTAAAAACGTTTGTTGAATTGTAGATACGGTTTACATATAGTTTGTTTCCGTATGCTAAGAAATTTGCGGCGGTAAACCATGTTTCGAAATTGTTTGCTGTTGGTTTTCCATAATATTGGACCAATTCTGTTTCAGAAGTAATTAAGTGAACTTCATCGATTGGACCCCATCTGAAAACACCAGCAATCGCACCTTCAGTAGTGGATACTGCTGGCACAATTGTTGTTAGATCAATTTCGGTAACATTAACGCCAGGACTTACTTGAAATGGCATCTTCTTCTCCTTTAATAATAATGAAATTTGAATACTTCATTCTTATACTTGTAGTATGATTATTTATAAATTAGTTAATTTAAAAGAATTCTTTCAAATTCATCAGAAGAAACCACAGAAATTAGTTCTTCTGGCATGCCATCATCATACATTCCAAAGGGAGTAAGATTTTCTTCTAACTGTCTTTCGTTTTCCTCAAGTATCTTCTGTCTGATATCTGTATTAGATGTATCCTTGAAGTAATTTTGAGAAACCATCCATGCAAATAGAACAAGACACATGACTAAATCATCATGGTGTCCTTCTTCTGCATTGTATGTTGTTCCGTCAACTACATAGGTTGACAATTGCTTGATAATCTTATAGTCATTCAAGATGATTTGATTTTGCTCGATAAGAGACTTGATATTGGAACAACCAGATCTCTTAGTGACCTTAGTTGTCTTGATACCCATTCGACTGTTAGAACCGATATCGCCGCCAAGGACAGTCCCTTTACGACCAGAAGTCCTTGTATAGACAATGTTTTCGTATTCTAGATCTTGATGTAAGATATTGACAACCTGAGTTCCAGTATTTATTTCAATCAAGATAGCAGCATTGTTGTAGTATCTTCCAACATTTGCAAGAAGTGTAGGATAAAGAAGTTCTTGCATCATGTTATTGTCATAGGTCGCAACAACCTCATAAGGCATCACAGAACAGTCAATGACTGTGAACGCTGACGAGTCAAGACCCAATCCTTCAGAAACATCGACTGTCAGTGCATAGAAGTGATCTTTGACAGGTTCTTTATAGATTCGAACATCATGCAGTTCTTTTACTGGATCAAACCATACGAGCTTAGATAGAACTGCTGGATGGATGAGTGTGTTAGATGAACCTAAGAACTCACACTCGAACTCTTGTCTGAACTGATCTCGAGAAGTGTTGCGGATCATCTCATCTGCCCATGCCTGATCTCGTCCGGGAACATCTGACCAGTGAACATCAACCCGAGCAAAGTTATTTTTTTGTTGTTCAGATTCAATCCAAATCTTATGAAATAGATCCATACCGTTTGGTGTTGAGGTAATGAGAACTTTAGTTGAGGCGCCAGATGAAATTGTTGGGAACACAGATGAAAAGAATTGATCTTGCAAGTTTCTAGGCACGAAGGCAAACTCGTCAAGATAGATTAAATTGAACGAACGACCACGAATAGCAGATGATGTTGTTGCACCCGCAAGACATTTAGAACCGTTTTCTAATTCAATTGATTTCTTGTTCCATTCAACTATGCCTTGTTGTAGCCATTTAGGCAACCATTCATAGGCAAGTTGCATACGAGAAAGGATTTCAATTGACTGTGATTCTTTGTTGGCAAGAACAGCGCAATTAAAAGTTTCATTGAAAAGAAGTTTGTGTAGAAGATATCCAACAACCCCTGTTGTCTTGCCGACCTGACGAGGCATTTTACAAACAGAGAAACGATTATCATCAAATGTCTTGAACATTTTTTTCTGATAGTCATATGGAAGAAACTGCACAAGGCCTCTATCAACATGGACAATCTTGACATAGGTTGAACAGAAATAGTCAACATCTTTAGCACACTTAATAAACTCAGCAGTTTGCTCTTTCGTCCATTCAATTTTGATATTGGAACGCTTTAAGTTATTATTACCTAAGTATGCCGTTGATGCTGATTGTGTAGTCATGTTTTCATGTTTATATTGAACGCAACACTGGTTCTAATAAAACCTTCTTTTTCTGTTGGTGTGACTAGGTGTTGTAGCCATTGTGGAAACAATACGAGCAACCCTTCACGAGGTTCAATGCAAATTTCTAATCCGTAATAAGGATATCTATTTAAATGGTCTCTTGGATATACTTGTCCTTTAATTGCAGCAGCAGGATCTAAGAAAACAATGTTTCCGGGTTTTGGTTGCCCTGATGATTCTATTACAGGATCTTCATTTAAATTTTGTTTTGCAGAAAGATGTTCATTATTTAGTATTCCTGATGATGGATAATATACACCTGAAAATACCGCTCTACCTGTGCCGTGAATATGAGGGGTATGATATGCATAAGGTGAGTCATTATAGTTTATCCAAAAATCACCGATTTCTAAATATGATTCTATGTTATCTTTAAATCCTGCTTTACTTAAAGTAAATTTAGAACGATTAAAAAATAAAGATTTTAATTCTGTAAAGATATCATATTTTTTTTCTAACCCTGCAGGACTTTGCCAAACACCAACACCTGTTCTTAATTGTGATTTGCTAGTTTCCTTTTCTTCAAAAATCATATCAAGAATTCTTTTATTTAATTCTCTAGAATTTTCTCCAAAATTGATTATACTAAAAGGCGTAGGAAATAAATCTAAATTTATATCACGCAGCATCATTTTTCACTTTCTTGCTTTATCATTTTCAATAGTTCTGCAGACGAACCAACAAACAAATTATTATTTGTTACCTGTTTATCAGGTGTTTTATCATCACGGTTTAATTCTTTATTATCTTTATTCAACTGCATAAGATCTTTATTAGCATCAAGCATTGTTTTCATAAGGTTTGTTGCAACCTCAAACGCTCTTGCAGATTCAGATTGTTTTGCAATATCAATAATATCTTCTAGAGCAGACATACCCTTTTCAATAACATCATAGGTATTACGTCTTGCATAGTCAAAGTCATTCGTATCAATTTTAGGTTTTACAGGAAGCAACTCAACGATTTTTGTTGGTTGTGTTGGAATATCAATACCTAAACTCTGGGAGATCACATCATCTTTAGCCATTTGGGAATAACGTCTTTGTGTCAATGTAACCGTAAGGATCGGTTTCGTTGATCTGTGAATAAGGAATAGTATCAGCAAGCACAGTTGTTGGGTTTCCGTTAGCATCAAGGCCCGGACGTACTGCCTGTAATTCTACAGGAAGAACTTCATCAATTGGCGTCTCAATATCAACAGGAATGCTATAGTTGATATCAACAATCTTAACCAATTTAGATTGTGTTACAGGACCATAGAGATATGCTTTCATCATAAAGTTGATTGTGTATATTAAAGCACGTCTTTCAGTAAATGCAGAATCATAGCTATCTTCGATTTGAATAGGACCAATAACAATAGGAATGTCTGTATACTGATCAAAGTCAGGAAGAAGTTTTGCAGAAATCGTCCATTCAGGTGTAAAGTATGGAAGAATCTGCTCGACAATACGAGTCATATCTTCTGTGTTCTTTGCCATGATTGAAAGAGAAAAATCAATATTATAAGGAACGGGAGTATATACTTTCTTGTAGACATTGACTCCAGTAATATTATTTGCGGTCATTGCAGTTCTTGTTGTCTGCAATTTGCGGTCAGAATCATAAGAAATATTTGTAACTTCAAATGCCATACGTGGAAGTTGGATTGCTTGAACAGCAATACCATCTGGGTTCCCTACAGCACGAGCGAGATATTTCTCACGAGGCCCGTAAGCAATAGGAACCTTCAAAGTTTGAGTAACAACTCCTGATTGATTAACACGTTCTATACGAATATTATTAAACAGCGTGCCAAATATGATAACATATTTTCTAAACAGTGAATGATAGAATGGGACTGAAAGCATTAGATTCTTACGCCCCCTTCTGAGAACGGATCAATTTCTGTAAAGTCAATAAAGTCAATATTTGTTCCGAGTTCATAGACATCATTGTCTGCTTGAACATCAATTGCATCAAGGCTGTAGTTTTCGTTCAGGATGCTCTCGCCATATTCTGTTATCAATGTATTGCCATCTTCTGTCAATAGCACATAACTATTATCTGTCAATGAAAGCGCATTATACGTATCATCTATTTCAGGAATACCTGTATTAAAGATATCTGAGTTACCTTCATATAACTCACAGACAATATCATAAGTCTGTAAAGCACCTAGTTGATAGAATATTGCTTTTTTGTTTACATATTTGATTTGATATAAAGAGAAAGTCAACGGGAACCAAATAATATCACCTTCGATAGGACGAGATTCAGATGTATATCTGCCAACTTCTTGATTGAATATTCTCTGAGACATAGTGAACGTAATTTGGTCACGAACTTCAACACCAAACTTAGAAAGGAACTCGCCATCACCTTGAAACCCATCAACATTTTGAATATACATCTCAACAAAGATAGGATTATCAAAGGTGCTATACTGAACATCACGGAAAACATCTGAAACATTATTCTTTGTTCTTGGGATGTAATACATGTCTAGACCATACATCTTGATTGACTCAATGATGAGATCTTCGATCAGTGTCTGTTCATTAGATGCGCCGAAGTTATTGAAAGTAAAAATTAGTCGCCATTGACCAGTCCCTCCTTGCGGCTTGATACAATATGATCCATCTGTTATCCGATCATATCATAAGCTGGTAACGAATAGCTCATGCTCATTTCTGCTTCCATCTTTTCAATATCTTCTACGGCATCATTGTAGATCTTTTCGCCGTTGAATGTGACACCACCTGGCAACTGAATACCATTGAACTTAGTTAGATTTGTGCCCCATTGTTTCTTTATCAATGCAGCAGCATAGCGCTGCAACCAGCGATCACTCCATGTGTCTGGGAACTTGACTGGGTCAATGATTTGATATGCTTCAACAACAAGATAAGAACCAGAATCAATCTTTGACCAGTTAACATCAATATAAAGACGATTGGTGTTTCTATTATAACGAATTGGTTGTTTTCCAACAAGAAGATTTTCAAGCAACTGGATGTGTTGGAATGCCATATAATACGGCACCATTGATTGATAGGTCAAGGTATAAAGATCATTTAATGCGATCTGATAGCGAAGATTGAAGATATTGTTTGTTGCGATATAGTCGCCGATATCAAAGATGTTTACTGCTCCAATGATATTCTGCGGCAAGGTGACATATCCGCCAACATATGCTGAAACGTCTGCACCTGTACCGCCAGAAGTATTGATTGTTACATTAGGATCTTTTCTATAGTTAGCACCATTATTTGTCACGGTGATTGTGTTGATAGTACCATTGGCATAGGTTGTTATAGATGCTGTTGCACCATTACCAGAAGTTGCATCCGTTCCTGTGCTACGAGTAATAGTTACTGTATCAGAATTCGAATAACCTGTTCCGCCATTATTTACTACGATTTCTTTAACAGCATCTGGACGATCTGCCTCAGTGAAGACATAGCGATAATACATCTTTTCTGTACCATCGAAGTGATAGTCGTAGTAATACTTGAGCGCTTCGTCGATACGATCTTCTACTTGGTCGTCATCAACGTTGATTTCAATTACAGGTTTGCCGAGTTTACGAAGGCAGTATTCTTTAAACTCGGCTCTTGTTACTGGTGTTGCCATTGGTATAAACCTCCATTTTGATTATTTATGGAGAATT